TAATAGACAATAAGGCTTACAAATCTCTTGCTAAACAGTTATCAGGTTTTATCGAGGGATGGGAGGGCAGATAGTTCTATAATATATCTTGATTTAAGTTATAATACTTGTTGGCATTTTGCCATAAACGAAAGGAAAATTAAATGAGCCAAACGGATATTACGCCCGAAGTAGTGCCGATAATTACGATGCGTACCAAGTTTGATGACAACCAAATTGGTCGATTACCCAAGCCAACAGCAAAGCAGACCGAAGAAGTAAAGCAAGACTACACCAAAGGTATTAGATGCGGCGAGTGTGGCGGCTGGCATCATCCGAAGGTGGTACACCTCGAATATGTAGGTCACGCTGCTTTAACAGATCGGCTTCTGGATGTTGATCCTAGCTGGCACTGGGAGCCGCTTGCTTACGATGAGAACGGACTACCCTTTGTAGACTCAGAAGGCGGGATGTGGATTCGACTGACAGTTCTGGGAGTGACTCGCTTGGGTTATGGAGACGCACAGGGAAAGGTCGGGGCTAACGCTAGTAAAGAACGGATCGGAGACGCGCTGCGAAATGCTGCAATGCGATTCGGTGCAGGTCTTGAACTCTGGCATAAAGGCGTACTTCACATAGAAAAGGAAACGACATGAACCCATCATCACAGAACTTTTGGTTACTTGCACAGCTAAAGAAGAAACGCCGGATAACTTCTCTCGACGCAATGTATGAGGCGCAGTGTATGAGGTTATCAGCGCGGGTTTATAATCTACGCACGATGGGCTATAACATACACACTGAGAATGTCTGGCTTGATAGCGGCAAGGTCATTGGGAGGTACTTTCTAAAATGATAGCTCAAGGGACACCAGAATGGTTTATAATACGCTTTTAATCTATAACAAGGGTATTTGATGCCATCACTTTCATTCGTATCTGTTTCTCCAAATAAATCAAAAGACGGACATATTATATGGATATGTAAATGTGCTTGCGGTGGTATTGGGGAATATCTTGCTACTAGAGTTCGTCTAAATCGGGTAAGTCGGTGTAGGAAATGCGTATCTCGACTTACTTCTAAAAGTAAGACAACTCATGGAATGAGGTATACAAAAGAATACACAACATGGGTTGCCATAAAAGGCAGATGTCTGAACAAGAATTCAAAGGATTTTGAAAGATATGGGAATAAAGGCATAACCTTATTTAGTGGTTGGATAAGTAATTTTCAGTCATTTTTCAATCATATTGGTTTTAGTCCATCGAAAGCACATTCAGTGGACAGAATTGATAATAAAAAAGGATATGAGCCGGGGAATGTTAGGTGGGCAACAAGTACACAACAAGGCAGGAATAAGAATAGCTCTGTTTTTGTTACTGATGGGGAAAGCGTAATTCATATTAACGATGCTGCTGTCATATTAATGATAAGTCGTGGCGCAGCACACATGAGACTTAAACGAGGAAAATTAAATGGATATTCAAGGGTCAGAAGCTTGGTTTAAAAGCCGTCTTGGCTCAGTTACCGCCAGCCGGATGAGCGATGTATTAGCAAAAGGTAAGGCAGGAGAAGCAGTAACCCGACAGAAGTACAGGATGCAGATCATTGCAGAACGTGTTTCTGGTCAAGTAGCTGACAGTTTTAACAATGCTGCGATGCAGTGGGGTACTGACCATGAACCTCTTGCCAGAATACGCTATGAGGCCGATACAGGCTATTTTGTAGACGAAGTAGGCTTCTGTAACCATCCTACGATAAAGTGGCTTGGAGCGTCTCCTGATGGCATTATCAGTGGTGTTAATGCGTTAATCGAGATCAAGTGTCCTAACACCCAGACGCATCTAGGATATAGGCTTGATAACAAGCCACCTGCTGCTTACATTAATCAGATGCAGTGTCAGATGTGGGTAACGGGTGCAATTTATTGCGACTTTGTAAGCTACGACCCACGAGTGCCAGACCATCTACAGCTATTTGTCTCAAGACTGCGGAGAGATAACGATCTAATAGCTAAGATGGAAACAGAAGTAGTTAAGTTTTTAGGTGAAGTAGATGACGCAATTAAACAACTGGAGAAAAAATAATGTCGGATTTAAACCTTTGCAGTTTTATAGGCAGACTTGGGAAAGCACCAGAAACTCGTGTAACACCTAATGGAGATGCAGTTACAAACTTCTCTATAGCTTGTGGCTGGAAAACCAAAAGCAAAGAAGGTACGGAATGGGTCAACATATCTACCTTTGGCAAGCTGGCGGAAATCTGCGCTCAGTACCTAGATAAAGGCTCACAAGTCTATGTGCAGGGCAAAATGAAAACAGAAAAGTATGAGGATAAGTCTGGTGTAACAAAATACAGCACCAAGATTGCGGCAGATACGGTGCAGTTCTTAGGCAAGGGCAAGGAGTCTGAGCCTAAGCATGATTCACGAAATATGCCAGCTACAGACCCATACAAAACGCCTTTTGACGATATGCCAGACGAAACTCCCTTCTGATGTACAATTAATTTGCGTGATTGGTAGTTGCGCTCTTTGGGCTGCGAGAAATCGTGGCCCTTTTTTTGTCTGTAAATATAGTTGACAACTCTAATAGTTCTATATAATATCTCTACATCAGGTTCATTTTGAGTCTGACTACAGGAGATGCAAAATGACTACATTAAAACAACTTCGCGATGCAGTTAGTTTAGAAGGCATTAACAAAATAAGCGAAATAGCGATGTCAGCAGAGGATAACGCTAGTGATACTCTAATAGAGAAAGGATGTGTAAAGGGAAACATCAGTTGGGGTGGCCCGTTCGATTACCACCCAGAATTTGTTGGATATTGGATTGGCTCAATAAGAAGTATTTTAAGTTCAGATACACATTCAGACGAGGTAGTCGAATACTTTGCTTCAATCGGAGTGTCAGCATGAGCAAATATGACGAGTTCTTCCCACGCCAAAAGCGCCCACCATTCGAGCCTACCCCGTGGTTTATAATAATTATTGTTGTAATGGCGATTGCCTTCACTTCCTACCTCTCACAATGCGGAGCATAAAATGATTACAGACTTCCAGTTAGCAGCAGCACGGCTAGTAATAAGTTTCTCAAGAGCAGATAACGAAACTAAAGCCAACCTATTAGACTCATACTTTGCAATGGTCAGACAGTATGAGGAAGCTAAGTATCACAACCGAGAGCAAGAACAGAATCAGGGCTTGGACGAGGTGCTTGACGATCCACGTCACGGGCAGGCTGAACCGCTAAACAGAGGTGACTTCTAATGAGTATTAAAGATACTGAGATTGACAAAGACCAAGAAGAATTGCGAGGTTTAAGGTCTATGGAAATGACTTTAAAGCTGCACAATATATTAATGAGCGGGTATTCAGATAGTTTAGTTGTAATTTTTACCCTACTCTCAATGCACCAGAAAACTTACGATATGGAGGATGCGGAAATTATTTGTGATTATCTTGAATACAATAAAAAAATGATTGCCGGGGAAGTAATCTGTAGTCCTCTTCTTCCAGCAGATGATTAAAGGAGAACACATGAACTCAAATTACGATACCAGTCCTAGAACGATCAGAGAGGGCGCGGAGCGCAATAAGTCACACGATGGCTACCTGCCCTACCTAAACGCACCACGAGGCATGGGACAGGGCTACTCATCCGGCTCATGGGCTGAAGATGACAGAAGGCTCGTACTGTGGATTAAAGTGGCGTTTGTAGCTGCCATAGGAGGTCTAATATGTATTTTTCGGACGATTATCGTCAGTTAGCTTGGGATGCCTTATTAATTAAAGGATGGGGCAAAGATGTTCGTATGCAAAGTCTGATAGATATGTACAAAAAGGACTTTACAGAGCAGCAGTCTCCATTCTCTGAGTTACGCCGATTTCCGTATATGTGGGACACCAGCCTGTCAGCTAGAGTATTCGTAGCTCGATACATACCTAAGCTGTCAGCAAAGCTATGGGATAGTCCACAGGACGCGCAGTTCTGGTTAATGATAAACGGCGATAAGATAAACAGACAGGATAACCCGGCTGATGCAGAGTCTCGCAGAAAGGACATTAATCTAATACAGAAGTCTCTAAGAGATGATAAAAAAGCAATTGCTGGAAAGGCTGAACGTAAGGATTTGTATGCAGCACACAGACCCAGCGGTCAATGGAATGTATGTAAATAAGTATAATACTCTGGTATAATTATGATATATATCAGGAGGAAGTATGGCACGAGCAGTATCGACAATTCGGGCGCTGTTAAAGGACTATGTGGGCGAGATCACACTGGCTGAGATAGGCGCTAGATGTGACCTAAAGACCTGCGAAATCTCAATGGCATTATGCTACTTACTAAAGCAGAGATATGTTACTAGAGTGCCTATAAAGTCTAATCTGATACTGGGCCGTAAAGAAGTCTGGCTGTATACCTACTATACAAAGAGACAACCTATTGTGTCCTGAGTGCCAGATAGCAGAGAAGAATCCTAACTCTGGATTATACCAATTCAATTGCCGCAGTTGCCGACAAAGACTAATATCTAAGAATAATTGCAGAGAATTACGCAAAAAGCTCGTTATTCAGTTCAGAAAGTGGGGTGAGAACGAGGCAACAGAAGAGGGAGTCTGCAAGTGTAAGGAGTTCTGTTATAGACAGAGGATGGTAGATGGACGAGGCTGACTACGCTAACGAGCAAGCAGAGAAGAGACTAGCAATCCTAATTAAACGGGCCAGCAAGCCATTAGTTAAAGGATCGCCGGGTGACTGCGACTTGTGTGGCGAGTGGTCAGGACGTTTAGTAGAGGGAGTATGCGCTCCATGTCGAGATCGTTACAAAATCAAATAGGAGAGATAAATGAGTCATTCACCACAACAATTCGTACTAACACTACTACACAGCATTACTAACGCTCACATACTGCACTTCCAGACCAAAAGCTATAGCGAACACGTTGCGCTAGGTATGTACTATGAGGAACTAGAAGATCTAGTAGATTCATTCGTAGAGGCGTATCAAGGCTGCTACGGAATCATAGATGATTATGAGAAGTATTACTTACTACCTACACCACCACTAAAGTATCTGACAAGTCTAAGTAAGTATGTAGAAGATGAAAGAAAGAAGCTACCGCAAGACTCAGAGCTACAGAATATAATAGATGAGATAGCACAACTAATCGACAGCACCATCTACAAGCTGAAATTCCTAGCATGATAAGAATGGTCAAGACACATAACGGCTACGCAATGCACGAGATAGTCTGCGATGGAACAGGAGCGCCAGTAAGTAGTTTTCCAGCAGTAATTCAAGGTATGACAAGACTTGACGCTATAAAGTATCTGGAAGATGTAATAGATGCAGCCAAGCTACCAGCTATTAGACTCAACGAAAAGCGAGATATATGATGGCATTAAAAAAACACAAAATAGTAGGAGCTGGGCCGGGCAGACCTAAAGGGGCAGCTAACAAGGCCACAAGCAATGCTAGAGAGGCTATAGCTCGTTTTGTAGACGGTAATGCACATAGAGTACAACAATGGCTAGATGCGATAGCAGCAGAGAATGGGCCACTGATGGCGTTCCGATGCTATACAGACATGATTGAGTACCATGTACCAAAATTGAGCCGCACAGAACTGACAGGCAAGAACGATGGGCCAGTAGAAATCACGATAAAATGGAAAGCACCGAAATAGAAATGGACTACCAGCCCCGGCTGGCGTTCATGCCGTTTCATGAGAGGACAGAGCGCTGGGCCTGTCTAGTAGCTCACAGACGCGCAGGTAAGACCGTAGCAGCTATCAATGACTTGATACGAGCAGCGGCTCTCTGTGCTAGTCCTATGCCCCTATTTGCCTACATAGCTCCATACCGCAGTCAGGCCAAGTCCGTAGCGTGGGAATACCTCAAGCACTACGCACGACCAATACTCGCATCAGTCAATGAGTCTGACCTATATGTAGACCTAGTGAACGGAGCTAGGATAAGGCTATTTGGCGCCGATAATGCTGATGCCATGAGAGGTTTGGGATTTGATGGCCTTTTTCTGGACGAATACGCAGATTTTAAGCCTAGTGTATTTGGCAATATCCTAAGACCTGCTCTATCAGACAAGCAAGGTTGGTGCGTGTTTGCATCTACTCCAAAGGGTAAGAATGCCTTTTGGACTATCTACAGTACCGCCCTAAGAATACCTAGCGAGTGGTTTTGCCTTAACCTGCCTGCATCGGTCAGCAAGCTATTGCCAGAGGGTGAGCTGTCGGCTGCTAAGGCACAGTTATCCGAAGATCAATATATGCAAGAGTACGAATGCTCATTCGAGGCTGCGATACTTGGCGCGTTCTACGGCACAGAGATGCGTGAGGCTACAGAGCAAGGGCGCGTTACGCGCGTGCATTACGATAATAACGTGCCTGTTCATACTGCATTCGACCTCGGTTATAGAGACGATACGGCGGTCTGGTTCTATCAGGTCATCAGAGATGAAGTACATATAATTGATTATTACGCCGTTTCTGGTGCAAATATTGATGAAATTGCTGCAAATATCCTGTCAAGGCCGTATAATTTCGGTAAGCACTATTTACCTCATGATGCTAGAGCTAAGACATTGGCGGCTGCTGGTAAGTCAGTAATCGAGCAGTTGGCGGTACATTTTGGCATCAATAGCCTAGCTATCGTGCCAGACCTGTCAGTACAAGACGGTATACAGGCTGTGCGTAAAGTCTTGCCGCAGTGCTGGTTTGATGCAGACAAGTGCAGTGAAGGTATTGAGGCTTTACGCCAGTACCAACGAGAGTATGATGAGGACAAGAAGGCTTTCCGGCAGACGCCACGACATGACTGGTGTAGTCATCCGGCAGACGCTTTCCGAATGTTATCAATAGCATGGCGGTCAGAGCCGCGAGTCAGACAGCCTGATGCAGCTAAACCGCTGATGGTAGGAGAGCAAAACACAGCAACTTTGAATGATGTGTGGGCGCAAGCAAATCAACCTAAGAGAGGCAGAATATGAGCATACAATCACCATTTAGATACCAATCCGAACACGTTGCAGTCAGTCAAACAGCACAAGTCTTAGGCGGCACAGGCGCAATCGGTGACTACATCCACAGACTAATATGTACAGTCAGCACCGCTGCTACAGGCAATGTAGTTCTGGTAGATGGAACAGGCGTAGGCATATTGAGCCATACCATTCTTCCTGCATCATGCGGCACAGGTATCAATGTCTACAATATCGAGATCAACGCTGCATCTACTACTGGTGCATGGAAAGTAACGACAGGAGCGGGTGTTGAGGTCATGGCTGTAGGTATATTCTCAGCATAATGCCAAGTCCTAAGCAATATGCAGAAGGTCTGAGTGCTATGACTGACAAAAAAGAAGCCTTATTTCAGTCTGGCATTCGTGCTACTCCGTGGTTTACTGAGTTTGTAGACACATACGGAGAAGAACCCGATCTTTCACCTAGCGCAGATTACAATTATCGCAAGGCTTGGGATGCTGGTCTAAGGCCATCACCTAACGAATATGATAATAATAGGCATCATTGGCCCTCTGCACTACCTAATGGAGAGATGTTAAAAGAGCAAGGTCATCCGACTCTATGGAAAGAGCATTACATGAGAGCTACGGGAACAGACCCAGACTCTGTTGGAGCTACAGAACAGGATTATTTAAGGCTATATGCCAAGCCCTAAAGAACTAGCCGCTGGTCTTAGAAACCAAGAGGCAACATCACCTAATTCAAAAGTGATGTTTGTGGGGCAAGAACACGGAAAGAAAACGGCCTTGCCTGACAATGTTAAGAAGATGGTTGAGAAGTATGGCGCGTACTATGAAGGCGCTGGAGGCGATAAGTCAGATGCAATCAAGTATCAAGGTTCATGGGATGACAAAGCTAGTAAGGAAGTAAAAGGCTACCCAAAGGAGTTTCTATACACCCTATTTACAAATAGCAATGTTAATAACCAGAAGAAAAACTTAACACAACCAGACAAGACTATCTTTGATAGCGCACTAGCGGCTCAAGGTAAATGGGGGTACTTCAAGGATCGTAAGTTTGACGCAGATACTCTTAAACAGTTTTTATCAGCATCAGGAATGCTGGATAAGAGTAAACAACCTGCTACTGAGAGTAACGTAAAGAAGTTTATTGACGAAGGGGAAGGGCTGATGTGGCCCAAGAATTGGGAGGAGTATCCCAACCCTGCTGGTAAACTAGCGCAAAAAGCTAGTGAATACAGAACAAACTGGCTTAAATCGCAAAAAGAAGGGGTCTATTTTGTTGGGTCAGACCACATGAAAGAATTAAATAAACCTAAAGCTAATGAGACTGCTCCATCACAACTAGCCAAAGCCTTAGCTAGGCAAGACTCAGTAACGCAACAGCCTCGTAATAGGTTTTTTGGCGCTGTTGCTGACGCTGCTGGCTATTTATCAGATCAAGCCGACAGATATGTAGTACCTGAGCGCGATCCATTAT